GCCATTGACAAACCATAAGGTGGGTCTACAATTGCAAGGTCAAAGTGATTATCTTCATACCTTGCCATCAGTTTCATATTACATTCATTTGTTATTAGCATAATACAGGGTTTTTATATTTACTATTTACCAGTGCACCTTTTACCTCTTTTATTGTCTTAGGCTTTACTCTATCCTTTAATGATGCTTTAAAAGGGTTTAGCCGTGTTTGTTTAAACTCTTGTAGTGTTTCTATATCCCATTCTATTAAAACGTCTGTAATGTCTTTAATTCGCTTTAATGTTTCACTCCCTACAGCCTTTACTATTTCTTTTTTTATTTTTGCTTTTTCTATATTGTTAAATGGTATAGATAACTCTAAGCCTAGTTCATCTATTAGTTCATCGTGTTTATCTTTGTATTGATATTCTATTACGTCTATTGTTTTGCAGTGGAACAATACTAAGTCGTGTTTGTTGTCTATCTCTTCTCCTATTGCTTTAAAAGTTGCACCTGTTTCTCTTGCTAGTTTACAAAACACTTTCCTAGCATATACATATTTTCTTTTTCTTGACTTAGTTTCTATATCTAAATCAAATTTTTTATTTACTGCTTGTTTTAATGTATCTAATCTCATTGTTTATATTTTATTATCTATTGTTTCTATTAAGTGTCTAAGGTCTGAGCGTTCCCACGTTCCTAAATCTAAACCGTTTATAAGGAATCTGTAATAGTCTTTACGGTCTGTGTTTCTTATTTCTATATTTATATACATATTAATTTAATTTAGTGAATTCTGCGGTTTGGTTTTTATTATGTTCTTCTTTGTTCTGGAAGTAGTTATCTACTAAGGCGTCTATCATTACTAACTCGTCAATAGTAGCTACTTTTATTTTATGTGTTAAGCTGTCTATTTTGTTTAGTACATTGGTACACATTTCAGGATTGTTATTGTAAACAGTGTTAAACCCCTCTTGATATATTCCCTCCAATAGTTTAGATGTTTTGTTTACCTGCAGTTTTACGTTTTGTTTAAACCCTACACTTCCCTTTAGGTCATCATTTGCCTCTAGTAGTAATTGACTTATCAATACGCATTTTAAATAGCTTAGGTGTCTGTGTGTTATAGGGTCATCTTGCACCCCTCTAACTTGTTCTTGGTGTTCTAGTTCTTTTTGTTCCATTCTTTCGTAATATTCTTTTTGTTCTTTTCTCATTTGTTTTTTTCTATCCATTGTTGCTGCTGCTCTCTTAGGTATTCTATCTCACGTCTTAAATAATCTGCTGCTTTTTCTAAGTCTTTTAATTCATCGTCTTTTTTTCCGCTTCTGCAAATATACTTAATTATATTGCCTCTGTTGAAGTTTAGTTCATAATCTTTTATAAAGTCTATAACGTCATAGCCTTTACCGTTTTCGTAATGTAAATAAGTTGCTCTCATAGTTTTTCTTTTTCTTTTATTTTATTTAATTCGTTTTGATATGCTTGTGCTGCTTCTAATTCATCTGTAAATTGTCCTAGATTTTTTTTTCTACGATTAATTACAATTCTTGACTCCCATTTTTTAGATTTCTTATTCCAACTAACACCAGTATATTTACTTGAACTCTTAATGTGTTTTTTGTTACTATTTTCTCTTTGAGTTATAATCTCTAAGTTGTATAAATTGTTATTCACACGATTTCTGTCTATATGGTTTACTACCAATTCAAACCCACAAGGTGTATGATTAAGAAAAGCAATAGAAACTAGCTTATGGATAGTCTTTGTTTTCGATTTACCATTTTTAAATAAACACACTACACAGTACCCAGAACCACATAAACCATTTTTTAATGTTTTTCCTTTTAGCTTTCTACCAATACTACTAACCCTATCTAAACTTTTAACGTTTCCTAAATTACTGACTTGATATAAACCCTCATATTCTGGTATGTCTTTCCATACTTCAATTCCTAACCTACTTAATGTTTTTGCTATCATTTTGTTTTTGTTTTATAATAAATCTAATATTTTTAAATCTTCTTGTATATCTTTAATCATTGCCTTTGCATCTTTATAGTCTTGGTTTTCTATTGCTTCCAGAACTATGTTTAAATCATATACAAATCTAATCATTTGTTCTAAGTTTTAAAAGGTGGTAACACTCTGCATATTTTTGACGTGCTTTGCCTTTATATTCTTGTTTAAATAATTCGTACATTTTTTTAGTGTATTGGTATTTTGTATCGCAATCAGCTAAGTATTTTTCTGCAAACTTTTTCCCTTTGCCTTTAAAATAATTTACATTGTCTGCTGTATCTCCAATTATCATTTGCTCATAAAAGTTATATAAAGCCTCGTCCTCGCTTATATCTAAAACCTCTTTGTGTTTGTAGTGATAGTTATACATAAGGCAAGGGAACTGCTTATAATCCTTGTCGATTGAAACTATCATAACATTATTACGCCCTACTTCATTTGATAACTCGTACCAATATCTTGCTACAATATCATCAGTTTCTATTCCATAACCCCAAACGCTGTCGTATTGGTCTTTAACAAATTGGTGCATTTCATTTAACAAAGGCGGTAACTCTTGTTTTTTTCTATTGGCTTTGTAGTCGCTTGTAATTAGCTTCCTAAAGTTGCCCTTGCTACCGCTAAACGTTATAACACGTTCTACTGGGTACATATCTTCTAGCTTGTTCACTATGCTCATAAACTGTTCATCAAACTTAGCTTGTGCATCTTCTATATTTCTATAGTATTTGTCATCTTCTGGGTTCTCTCGTTTTTTATAACAAGAGGCAAATATTAAACTATCTGCATCTACTAGTAGTATCATTCTAAATCTAAATTAAAGCATTCAACTGAACAATAATAATCTCCATTTGTTTCATCGCCACAGCAGGCACATTCTGTTTGTGCATCTGGCTCATCTATATAACTATCTAACCAACTCATATTTTGTATTGTTTTAATTTGTTTTCTAAATCTTCTATTTGCTTATTCAAGTCTATAAGCGTTTTATTTTTTTCTTCTCGTATAAGTACTATACGTTTTGTTAGTACGCTGTTTTCTACATTTAAAGCGTTTACATATTGCCCTATCTCTGTCATTCCCTGAACCATATTTTTTAAATCTGTATTTGCAGGTTTTTGTTTACTCCATTCCATAACTAAATCAGCTATGTGATTAAACCAAAGGTTATAAGATTGTTTTTGTAATAAAGTCATTATCTAGATATTCCAATTATAAAACCCAAAGTAACTAATAAAGATGCTAATACTATAAGCGAAGCAGTTATAATTAGTTCACGCTTGTTTTGTAGCTCAATTTCTCTTTGTTTTAAATCTCTTTTAGTGTAAACTTCAATGCGCTTACCTTTTACGTCAATGTGTAAACCTGTTTTTGTCTTTTTCATAATTATAGATTTTTAATATATTCAATTGTTTGTTTTTTCATATGGTCTACGTCTAACCATTCTAATAATTCAATAGTGTTAAATACTATTGTTTTAGGTTCACCATATTCATCCATTCCACTAAAATAAGTTTCGTTATCTTTTGTGCTCATAAAAGTATTAATGTCGTGTAAGTTGCTGTATTTCGTTTTCATAATATTGTTTTTTAATTGGGGGTTTTTACACCCCCTTGTTTTTTATATTGTCGTTAAATCTATTGGGTTTTTATAAACTCTGTTTCCAACTGCATAGCCTGTATTCCAAAGTTCTTCCCCTGCTCCGATTCCTACAACAGTATAATAATCTTTATTTTCTGCTACTATTTTTTCTGTATAAGTTGAACAACCTTTTTTATAAGTTATCGTTTTGTCTTTCCAAATAATTGCTTTCATAATGTTTGTTTTTGTTTTATTAATATACCGCAATATACAACTTTATTTTAATTATAAACAAATTAATTAACTATTTTTTTTATTTATTTTTTCTTTTATCTTAAAATAGCTGTCCCATACACCTATTTCTGATTCTTCATTTAGGTTAATTATTGCTGCATCTTTTTCCTCTAACAGGTAACAAGGCTTTAAAACTTTCTTCTTAGTCCAAAGTGTTGTGTCAGGGCAGTATATATCTTTAGTCTTTAAACCCTCTAAGTTATTAAGCCAGAACATATAATTGCCTTTAGGGTCATTCACTAGGTATAAAGCAACCTTACCAGTTTCTATTAGCTTATCGTGTTTAAACTTCTCTAATATTTTTGTGTCATAGTATTTATTTCTAAATTTCATTTCTATAACACATTCTTGACCCTTTGGAGTTGTGCCTGTTGCATCCCACGATTCATTGCCTTTACCTGTATGGGTTAAGTTCCACCCATCTAAATTTAAAAGCGTTACAACGGCTTTTTCCCAATTATGAATTTTTTCTATCATTTAATTTTATTATATATATTATCAATATCTTTTATCCACATCACTAATGTTTTTGGTTTACAGCTACAAGGCTCATAATATTTATGGTTATAATATCTAGCGTGTAACGTGCATAAAAGCCTATACTGCTCTTTTGATAGCTTAGTAGTAACATTTGCTTTAAAGTCTACCCACGCTTCTTGGTCTTCTATTCTCATAAGTCTATATTTATATCGTTCCAATCTTCACGCCTCTGGTCGCAACCGCAATCTTTACCTAGCGCTTTGCTAATCTTTTTTACTAGCCAATGTATGCCTGTGTAATAAGTAATGTAATAAACTAAATCCCCTAATCTCATAATTCTTTGTATTTATATAAAAGTTCTTTTTTAATTAAATATGCTTTTTTACTTTTAGTATCTCCTTTACCTATAAATTCTGCATACCTTAAATTATTGTC